GCTATCCCGCACCCTTTTGAGGGTGTTTCACTCAACAAGTGACCAGGTGATGCGCCTGATCGCGCTATGTGACTGGACTCACGTAGCAAGAGCCGCCTGCACCACGGGTTGCGCCTGCGTAAAATGGACTGTTAAGGGGTCCATTTTTATTATCGCGCGCAAGCCTGTGCTGTGGGGGCTGGTACCAGCGGTCGTATCATGGGTTGGAGTCCATCTCACCCATCACCGCCGCTTCTACTGGGGCGTCTGCCGGGCTTTATTCAATTTATCGCCCAGCCTAGCGGTCGCCCGTCCAGGACAGGTGTTCAGCTTTCTTGCTGATACTGTCTTGTCCAAAGGCAAGTTGGAGAACAGTTTGATAAGTTCTGTTTTCAAACAAGCCGACGCTGGTGTTGCTAACGGCCCTGCTGCGTTCCGCAGGTTTGCAGTGGAAATCGCTTCTACCGCCAACTTAGAGCCGTATTCATACCAGCGCTCCGTTGATGATCCGACGGGCTCGCGTGCTTACTATTGGCCTTCCGACTTGCGCATAGAACCATCTATGTATGCGCCGGGGGGCCAATCGTTGGTTACCATGGTTGACGTAGATTATTACGTCAACATGAGCGAGCATTTGTCGTCACCCCCTTGTCCTCACCTGCTGTACACAATGATCCCGTCTACAGCAGGTAGGAAGACGAAACATCTGCAGTATGTATTCACTACCCAGGGTACGCTGCGGACCACTTTCGGTGGCCAAGTTTACGAACATAACTTGTGGGATTGGTCTGCTACCTACGTCTATGCCTGTCAAACTGGCATATATAGGTTTAGCCCTTTCTCTTCTTGTACGTTATATCGTATTGACCGACGCCAATTTGGTGATGAGCACTATGCCGTGTTGGCAACTCCCTGTTGGACAGGACCAGCATGGCTTAGTGCTTGGTTGCCTCAAGGGGTTCCGTTGAGATATATGAAACCTGTGATTGGCAAGTATGCACACTTGCGGTTGCCTGACGGGTCCGTGTCTATAGCTTGTTGTGGAAGTACAGATAGTATTACCTTGGAATCCCAATTGTATTCTGAAGTTAGTCTAGCTGCTGCTGTTAGTTCTTCTAACCTACCGGTATCAACTATCGAGAGTCATTTACCTAAGTCTCCCGATATAAAATATCAGGCTACACTATTAGCAGCATTCTTCCGCCAAGCTCAGGTGCCCGTCGTACCACCCACAGTTCCCACTGTGTATGCTGTGCACACTTTTCAGGCGCTAGAAGGTGCTGACGCTGAGGCAAAGTGCTCCATAGAGGCCTTCATGACTCCTATTGTCGATGGAGCTTATGCCCCAGTGCGCTCTCTAGCAAATGATACGTGGTCAATTGATGCTAGGGTGATCAAAGTACAGTCCGATGCTGAACTTGATGCTGAGTTTTCTGGCTACGCCAAGGAATTTGTCAAAAGATTCCTTGGTGGCAGCGCTCACTCTCTTGTTCCAGTCGACCCTGATCAAGTCCTAGAACGTCAATCACGTCCCACGCAGGTTCATATACTCAAAGATGCAGACAGCATGGGATGTAACGCTAAGAAGGAAGACGTGGTTATCGCATTTCAGAAGAATGAAGTCGTGGCCATGCCTGCTCCCCCTCGTAACATCTCTACTGTTGCTGCATCGTGTAAGCTGCAGTATTCACGCGTGGTTTACGCTATGTCTGAGTTACTTAAGACGGTTAGATGGTACGCCTTCTCACAAAGTCCTGTTGCTTGTGCTAATAGAGTTGTGGAGGTGTGCCGTGATGCTTCTACCGTCTCGCAGAGTGACTTCAGTAAGATGGATGGTACCATCGCTCAGGCAATACGGAGCGTTGAGAACTATCTTATCACGCATGCGTTTTCTCCAGAGTACGCTTGTGATGCGTTGAAGTGGGCAGAAACTCAGAGGAACCGCAAATGTTTTACCAGTTTTGGTGTGCAGTATAACTCTAAAACTTCGCGGCTCTCTGGGTCTCCTGAGACGTCCTTCTTCAACACTATCACGAACGCCCTTGCAGCTTACACTACTTTTCGTGTTATGGGATACGCACCTGACGCTGCGTACGACGCGTTAGGTGTGTATGGTGGTGATGACGGTATCACCGCCAACATAGACCCTGACCTCTATAAGGAAGTTTGCCTTCGTTGGGGGTTGACCGCTAAGTGCAACGTTGCACACCCCGGCGAACCGATAACTTTCCTTGCGCGTGTTTATGGTCCCGACGTTTGGCACGGGTCGCCTAACAGTTGTTGTGACATTTTACGTCAATTACGAAAATTTCACACCACTGTTAAGCACCCCGATACCCCAATCGTTAAGTTTACCGAAAAACTTAGATCTTACTATTTGACCGATAGTAATACGCCACCGTTTCGACAGCTGATAGCCACAGCGCGTAGATTTCTTGATCTTACTGTTGCCCCTAAGGCCACGTATTGTTCCTACACCGCCATAACTTACCCTGCTGAGGTACAGTATCCTAATGACTTGACGGATTGGTACGAACACTACGCACGGTCAGTACTCCCAGATTTTGCCTGGGATACATTTTATGCTTGGCTAGACGGCGTATCTTCTGCTGAGGCGCTCCTAATCCCACCGTGCTGTCTGCAACCTCCGCTTGAATTAAGTAAAGCGGATCGTTCTGTTGTTGTGGATGGCTCCATATTGCGTGTTGGTGAGGTTAGTGGCGTCTCACGCGCTCCGGCCCCAGTGGGCCATAGTCCTGCAGGTACCTCTGCAGCACATAGCGCTCGGGCGAAGAGGTCGAATGAGAGAGCCCGGCGGCATCAAGCCGCCAGGTTGTCGAAGTAGATCTCTTTTTGACTTATTGGTCCTGACCGCGCCACACTGGAGACGCGGTTGGGATCACACCATTCCTTTTGAGGAATTCATGAAATCCACGCAATCACTCAGCAACTCACTCAAGCGTAAAGCCGCTCGTCGTAAGGCCTTGAAAGAGGCACCTAAGACAACGGCTGTACCGCTACCCGCTGCGCGCGCCTTCGTACAGCGCACGCCTACCGCCCCCAGGATTACAAGTAAAGGAGAGGCCACACGTATCTCACATTCTGAGGTAATGTGGTCTCCGCCCCGATCTATACCTATTTCCGTTACTTCCTTTATGATCAACCCTGGGCGGTCTACTTTTCCATGGCTCAAATCTATCGCACCTTCTTTTGAGTACTATGTCATTGATTCGCTAACTGTCCACTATGTTCCAAATGTTAGCTTCAATGAGACTGGTCAGATGGCTCTAGCATTTGATTATGACCCGATGGACGACAACAGCCTCCTAACTATGGATGAAATCATGGCCATGTCTGGATCTGCTGTGTCGCCCGTGTGGAAGGAGTTCTCCATCACTTACAACAACCCCCGGACGTTAGGCAAGATGTGTACTAGCATAGAAAACGCGAGCTATGATCGCTTCTCTGATGCTGGTCAACTCATCGTTGCCTACCAGGGCTTGACTGCAACCGATGCCGCCCTAGTCGGTACGGTTAGCTTGTCCTACACGCTAACCTTTTACCGTCCACAGCCTAGTGGTGTCATTCATGATGCCACTATCGGGTCTGTCCTCACCAATCCTAGTCTCCGTGCTGACCAGCCTGGTTCTTTGTTCAAAGTTGTCTCTGGTACCCTCGGTTCCATGCTCCAAGGAATCGAGGCTATCCGGGATGCCATCCGCAATGCCGGCCTTACCTACGATATGGCTACCGGGAGGATTACCATTCCACCCGGTATTTCCCTCGAGCTATTCGGAGAGATAAGGTCTGATCTCGCTACGGGTGACAGCCAACTGTTGACCTTCGCTAATGCCGAGTCATCTCCGGTTAATTGTGTGCTTACACCATCAACTAAGCAACCACCTACCCGGTCGTTGTACACAGCGACGCCTGTCTACAATGTAGCTCGTGCTTCAGTTGTTCCAACCAACC